AGTGTCCATAACACAAAAGCACCAGTAATCCAAGACTTACCAACACCTCGGAACGCCTGAATCTGAAGTCTCTTGGGACCATTCTGCAGGTAATCAGCAATTGCATATTGTGCTCTCGTAGGTTCTGGAAGATCTAGCTGATCCCACAACGCTTGTAGGAACAGCTTAAAGTCTTCTTGTAGTGATGTTAAAACGTCTGTCATTATACTTTACTAAAAGGCATTCCAAACGGATTATGAAATATATTATCGTTAGGACTTCCAATCTGGTTCATAATTTGCACTAAAGGTGATTTTGTATTGAATTTTACGTCACTTTGTATAACATCACGTGAAGCTGGAAAATTTAAACTACGAACGTTATAAGGTGATTTATCTTCAGGTGTACCTATATTTTTATTTATAATTTTTTGTGTATTAGTCTTAGTTCCAAATACACCATATTGCAGTTTCTTCATCCAATTTAACCGTCTCTTTGAAGCAGCATCAAGTCGTCTATTTTTTTGTGTAGCAGTTTCTCTAGTAGTATCTGTAGCGATTCGTTCTAATATCTTTAAACGTACAGCATCTGAAGGTACAGGTGTACCATGAAATTCTGCCATGATAGCTGCAGTTTTACTTGAAGTAGTCCCTAGTATTTTTGATTCAGCCTTGTTTGGCAGTTTTTCTGACTTTGCTAAATTAAGCTGTTTTTCTGCAGGTAAATAATTTCTATGAGTTTCTCCGGGGTTTCCATATTCTGCTTTAAGTGCATGTGGTTGTAAATGATCAATGTGTATAGTAACAGCTTTATTTTTAAAGACAGCTTTATTCTTTTCCTTAAAGCTGTTCCACTTATTTATAGACTCTTGAGTTGAATATCCGTTTCGTCTTCCCAAATCTATAAAGTCTTGTTTTGTAAATTTTATAGTTTTGCTTGATCTATTTCCTCTAGTTGCTTTTCTTTCTGACACTTCCTTTGCCGCAGCATAATTAGAATCTTGGCCTGAAGCTTTATATATTTTATATATTAATCTGTTATTTGCAGTCGTTGGATTCCCTTTTGCATCCCATTCAGCTCTACCAAGAAGTGGAGTAAGTTTATTTTGTAGAGCTTGATATCGACCTTGATTAGTTGCAGCTTGATTAGCAGTAAGTTGAGACCATTGTTTTGGATTATTTTTAATCCATTGATTAACTTCTGCCATATATTGTTTTTTAGTTAAATTAGTACTTCCATCAGGTTTTTTAATTTTATCTTTAGTAAAATAGTTTTTATTTTCAGGTATCTTTTGCTGATTTCTGTCTAATCTTATTCTTTGAGCCTCAGCTGATATTCCTAAAGTAGAATCTAATTTTTCTGCAAATTTTTGTAATATAGGTGTTTCACTCACGAGATCTTTCTCCCTTTACCAGACGAATACTTCTTACCCTTTCTAGGGTTAGCTCTATTGATCGTTTCCGATTGTAATCTAGCTCTGTTAGGACCTGTATGTGCAGCATCTTTTCTATCACCATTACCATAAGTACCTAATGCACGGTTGGCACGGTTAGCTCGTTTTGCTATAGCATTACCTTTACCACTTTTATTATAACGTGTTTGCTGTGCATTACGTTTTTTACGTGCTTCAGGGTTTTTCTTGTAATAATCAGACGTTGACATTTCTATATAACCTCTTTTTAACTAATTCGGGGTTAACTTTAGGTATCAAATTGTTTAGTTTATCTAATGGATTACCATCATAGGCTACACCACTAATATCATTTGTTTTTAACCAGTCACAAGCTGCTTTGAGATCTTGTGTGGTTGCCTCACCACTACGAACTCTAGTTAGAAATTCCGTAGTGACAAGGTTATGCAGTTCATTAAACTGCTCTTCGTTAGCTTTGTTCATTTTTAATTAATATGAGACAGGATCACGTGCTCCCGTGTTGGATGATATCCAAACGTGGCTCGCATCCAATCAAGCCAATTTCTACTACCCTTTTCCTGATTACATCGACGACACGACGGTACAACATTCGTTGTAATGTTCTGTCCACCTTTACATTTGGGACGAACGTGGTCGATGGTGAGTTTTTGTAATTCATAAGATTCTCCGCAATAAACGCATGTACAATTGAAGTGCTCTTTGACAGCTCTTCTCCAGAGCTTCTTTGCATCAGGACTTTGCATTGTTATTAAATTTTGTAGATAATGTTCAGGTGAAGGTAGTAACTGAGTCATTCAAACTATTTAGTAGATACGAATATCTTAGTTTCAATAAGTTCTATTGCTGCATCATCTAGCTGATTATCTGTGGTAGCAACTAACTTTTTAAGAACATCTAAGATGAGTCTTTTAACTGAGTCAGACTTAGCAAAAGTTAGAATAATTGGTTTGAGTAAAGTAATCATTTTGTTTTAGGTGTTAGAATAATCCAAATTTCTTTTTGGGTTTAGGAGGAAGTAAAGATTGTATAGGTACGACATCCTGACACATGTGTGCAACTCTAGTTCCGGGACGTATTGTAAATCCCTTTTGCATTAGCTCTGCACATTTAAGTGCACGGACAAGCTCGTAATCTAATTTCATCTTTTCTTCCTGACGTTTAGCTATCTCTTTACATTGTTTAAGACCTTCTCTATCTAATGGAACCATAAAGTTTAATTGAAAACCCCAGTTCTCATTTAATTGATATCCAGAAGGGTATAAATCATACGTATCTTCATTCATTGAATAAGGATTGGTATGGTTACCCATGTAAAAAGGACTAAACGTCATTGTAGATCCATTACATGACATGTTAGGACCATAGTTTTGCCGTGACGATGCTCCATTATTCTGGAATTGTACAGCCGAATTGGTGACATTTCCGGTAGCTGCGGCCACGGGGTTCGCATTGTTATTAGTGTCTCCTTCAGCAAATGCAGGACTTACTGAGAGAATACAGAGAGTGAGGTAGTAGTAGAGTTTATGGTGTAATTTGTTGTTGTATCCCATTGCTCTACTAACCCAGCTGCTCTTGTTGTAGTTTCTAATGTCCAAGGATTTGCGGTATTGGTTACAGCAAACGTTGTTCCAGTACCTGCAATATCTGCGGATGGCGTTACATTTGTTCCTGACCAAGTATTTACTGCGGCTCCAAAGACTTGAACCTGTTCGACCTCGGTTATAGTCTGAGTTGTAGTCGTTGTCGAGTTCATCGACCCTGTTGTAAATTGAGGCGTGACTGTATTTGCTCTTGCTATGCCGGGTGATATCAGAGCTAAGAGAAGAATCCATTTCTTCATTGTTTTGGTTTATCTGTTTTTTGCATTGGACAGTTTATTTGTGGTTTATTATTACCACCAGATTTACCTGTGGTTAAACCAAAGGTAGCTAACGCTCCTGTAAAAACGGATGCTACAAAAGTTATATCTGAGTTACCAGATTTCTTAACCATAGGTATTTCTACGTAGTTCATTGTAATAATAAATCCAGACCAAACAACAACTCCAAGTCTAACGAAAGTTCCAAGTACTTCTATTTGATGCTCCTTATCTTCAGCAACATCTTTAAGTTTCCCTATTAGTCCTTTCTTTTTTTCTTCTGGCGGTTTTCCTTCCATTTATTGATTTTACCTTGTAAGAATTTTTGCACCTTCTTCTTTATATTCTCTATAATTGGTTGAGTAAGAGTTGTAGCTGCAACGGCTGTAACAGCTGCTACAGTTGTAGTAACTAATATTTCCGCTGGTGGTATAGGAATAGGTGGTAAAGGTGGTAAGTTTAATGTAGGAGGTGGAGGCGTTTCAGTTGTTTTTATTGGTTTAGTACCTTCAGGTTCTTTTAAATCACTAGGAGGAACTACTAAAGGTATGTAACTAGGAACATCTGCTGTAGGTAAAGGTATTGATATTGTTTGTATATTCTGTACTGGTGGGATGACTATGGTGGGTAATTCCACTATGGTTTAGGATATTTGTCTTTTGTTTCTTTGATTTTTGCTTTCCAAGCATCAATGCCAGAATGATAAATTAAATCTAATTGATCAACCACAGAGGGATATTCTGCTCCTCTTTTACGAGCATAATCTTGTGCATCAAAAGCATCTTGCATTGCTTTTAATCCAGCATTTACTTCAGTTTCAGTAGGTTTAGTACTCCCATCAAGTACAACTAAATTTGCATAAATTTGATCTTCTAAAGCGTTAGTAACTCTACCATCTTTTCTGAAACCAAACCATTGACCTGTCTTATGAGCCATCAGCCAATCTTCTATGCGATCTGCTCTTCCTGTTCTAATATCCATGTTTATGTACCTGCTAATTTAATAAATCTAACATCGGAACCATAAGCTGATCCACTAATATTGACACTTGCATCTGTTGATACATGAAATTTTACCTTATGTGTTGAAACATTTGTAACGTCAAAGATTAATTCTGTTGCCGCACTATCATAAATAACTCCATTACCAGTACCACTAGCATTATACTGGTTACAACTTGAAACTGTTCTTTGATTGTAATTACTATTATCGGTTGTAACATCAATCCTTAATTGAGTCCATCTATTAGCAGTATTCTGAACATACATAAAGTTCCTCCACATAATTAGCCAATAACCTGTAGCTGGAAATGTAAATACCCCAGATGATTCTGACATACCACTTCCTAAAGCTGGATAACCGGACCAATTATTTGCATTAGCATCCTGCCAGTTAGCTGTTACATACGCATCCCCATCTAAAGTATATCCACCTGCGTTCCATTGATAAATATGTTCTATGCCACCAGCTGGTAACGCTTCAAAAGCTGGAGGTGAGCCAGCTCCTGTAGATGTTAATACTTGTCCGTCTGTACCGGGACCTACTGCTACGGGATCTCCAGAAGCATCATATGTAATTATTTGACCGTCTGTACCCCCAGCCATTTTAGCAAGGGTAACTGCATTATCTGCAATAGTTAATGATCCACTACCAGTCACGTCACCTGTATGAGTAGCGTTAGTTGATTTGGCTGTATTAGCAGTTCTTTCTGTATTTATAGCGTTAGCTAACTTATCTGTCGTAACAGCATCGTCAGCTATAGCTCCTGTTTTTAATTGGGTTATTGCCATTTATTTTGCCTCCAAAGCTGTAACTTTTGCGGATAGTTCTTTTATTGCATTTACTAGAACTGGAACTAATCTTTCGTATTTAAGACCATATGCTGTATCGTCTTCGTTTAAATTAACAACTAACATATCATCTTTATTAGGATTACCTTCAACAGTTAAAACATCTTGAGCTAAGAATCCAATATGTTTTTTATTACGTTTCTTAGTACCATCAGGTGTATTATCATCATACCAACT